TTCTGATCAGACTCAACGGTCCGGCCTGTAGCATACGCCGCGGCCGACAGCATGATGAGCTGCATGAGCGAATTGAGGAAGCTGGTGACCCAGCGACCGGACAGCATAATGCCGTCGCGGCCCCAACGTAGGCAATTGCCACCACCTCCACGGCCGTCTCCCGAAACTTGGAAGACAGGCCTGAAGAGGCAGATTTCGTATTTGCGTGCGAGCGCGCACCACTCGTCCGCCCTACCGCCGCGAAAGGTCTTGCGGAGGCAGGAGAGGGCCAACAGAAACAGCCAGCCCTGGCACGAGAAGTCCCAGCCACTGACATCCAGTGACATAGGCTCCCTGTACCGCCGAAACCAGGCAAAATGCGCCCCCATCTGATCAGGAGAGAGGCCCATGCCAGGCTTGTAGCCGGTGTCCGTCCAGTTCGCCTTCGCGATCTCGACGGCCTCAGCGTAGAAGACCATGTCGGTAACGACAACGGTCAAATTGACGCTGGCGATCAAGCGAAGCCGGCCAGTCTTCGCCTTGACCTCGTCATGAGGCTCTTGCTTCACGAAAAGTTGGACTGTCCCAAACATCTCGATAAACTGCTCAGCGCTCAACGCGTAGCAGGCCGCCTCATCGGCGGACAGCAAGAACTTAACGAGCGCAGTGACACGCTCCACGACGACCGGCCACCTCTCGCCCAACCACTCGCCCTTCTTAGGAGCGACCAAGTTGTACGGATAGCCAGAGCGCGCGTCGTGGGTGTCGGAGCCGATAAGGCTCAAACGACACTCCTCGAGGCGCTTAGGCAAGGTGTCAAGGCTAACGCTGGGGGCAGCAAGCCAGGGCACACTACCCCGTGAGAGGCTGGCACTCACCGTATCGCAAGCGCGATGGAAAGCCGCGCTATGCTTCTCAGGGAATGCCTGCACCAATGAACGCCCAGCCTGGAATCTCAGCGAGCTAAGCTCAGCCTCACAACCACGCTGGGGCTTATAATAACCACCACAACCATCCAAATCACTGAAACTGATGAGACCTTTCGGACTCTCCACTGTCACCGGCAACTCGCCACCACTGGAAAAGGCACTGTGTACATTCAAGTACGAGCCCGGAATCTCGATTAACGGGACCCCGGGCCCACCGGGTTTCCCTGGCTGGCATTCTCCTTTGGATTCTTAGCCTTCTTCTTCGGCTTAGGCTTGTTGGCTGGCTTCCTGTGCTCGGCCTTAGTGGCGACCTTCTCTTTGTCGGGCGAAGGCCCACTGGCTGACTCCAAGACTCCATGCAGCAGCTTCGCGGCTCGCGCCTGGTCCTCAGGCGTTTCACCGAGACGCTGCAAGATGACGTCGTCGACATCGTAGTCAGAGACGTAGCTACCATCACGGCGGCTAAGCTTCTGGATACTGCGCGGACGCTTCCCGACCCTGTAGACGTCCTCATCCTCAAAGTAGAGAGCTGAGTCCTCACGGTCGGGGTGGAAGTCGAACTTCACACTGTTGAAGTAGTCCGACGGCGACTCGGGATTGTAATCACGAGCCTGCGCGATCAGGCTAGTGCGGCTCTTCCCATTGAAGAGGAGCTGCACCTGGACTCCGGAGTTACGGTGACCCCCGGGCCCAAACCCGTCGGTGTGAACCCCGACGAGCATCACTTGACCAATGGCATTGCGGTTCACCACAGGGCAACCACTAAAGCCTGGCTCAGAGATGTACTCGGCCGAGTACGTCGAGTTGGCACCCTCGCCGTACTGGTCGAGCGGGGCCTCGTAGATGGGCTCGAGGCCTTGGATGGAGCTAGGAACTAGCAACGCTAGATTCGAAGCCTCTGTGATGCGCGCCCTGCAGATGTCCATCCAACTGACCCCGAGACCATTGAAAATGGCCTCTGGGAAAGCCTCGACATGGAGATCCACACGACGGCACTCGCTGCAATTGTTGTAGAACCCATGCTCACAGGCAATAGGCTTGATGCAAGAATCTGGAAGCTTGATGCCCCCGGGGTTCTTGCCAACGGCAACGATAGCGAACCCGTCAGCACGAGCGCGCTTGATCTCGACCGCAACGTGCAATGGAAGAACGAGATGCGACTCCTTATTCCTAAGGAGATCGCTACGAACATGCACGCCGCAACCGATGAAGTGCTTCTCCTCTCCGGAGTGAGAGAAGAAACGGATCGGAACAGGAGTCTTCTTGCGAAGCTCGGCTGAGATGGCCCTCACCTGGAGGTTACGCCCGACCGATTCAAACCGGCCGTACTTGAGCCACTCTCCATGCTTCTTCTTGAGGTAATTCTCCAGCTCGCTCAGATTAGCGCTAGCCATGAGTTTCGGCAGCCCAGACGCAGTGGCCCAATCGCCAACCACAACCATGGACTGCTGCCACCTCAAGCCCAGCCAGCGGCGCAAAAGTCCGCTAGCAAAGTCGAACAGTGTCAGATACACAAATGTCAACAATGAGCACAAGAAGGTGCCAAAGGTCTGAGAATAACCCCAAACCAGTAGCGAATCCCCGAGGCCCGTACTACGGACAACGGAGACAACTGTTAGGTAGACAAAGATCGCATGCATGACCATCACGTAGCCCAAAAGGACCCCGTAGACAGCCTTCGCCAACTTAACGACCTGCCTGCGCCCAAAGTACAGGAGCGCTGCAACGACGGAGCCCATCCAAAGGCCAAGGAGAAGAATACTCACAATGGCCATGATGAAGGCTTGGTCGGCAGAGTAACCCATACCACCCCAAAAGAGGCAAAAGGACGACTCCATGCGCCGGTAGGCGCCGAAGATGTTGGTGGAGCCGTAGGTG